TCTTATGCTTCAACATCATCTTTAGCTCAATCAGTTGAATTTGAAGGAAAACCATTATCTCCTGGGTATCCCAATAACTACATACTTCCAGTTCGAACTTCAACTGGAGCAATAAGCTTAGCAGCAGGTTCACAATTAGATACTTCCGCAAATATTAGATATTATCCAATACAATTATCAAGAGATACATTAATATCTTCTATAGGTGCATTAGTAAGAAGCACAGGAGCAGCAACAACAGGTTCATATAGATTAGGAATTTACAATAGTTTTGAATCATCATCAACATTAGAACAAGGAGCTACTGCACTTCCCGGAACGTTATTAGGAGATTATGGTTTAGTCAGTCAAATAGGTATATCAGCCGCATTTACAGAAATTCAAATATCTGATATTAATAGACCTATATTGAGAAAAGGTTCAATATATTGGTTAGCAATTTCCCCATCAGGAAGTGGTACTCAAGCACCATCACCAACTAATGGTACTGTATGGAATGACTATTTTGGGGCTACTCCTTCCAGTACAACAATTACATCATATGTTGGTCTAAGCGTACCTGCAAATGGTGGAGCAGCATTACCTAATCCTGCAAATACAGCCTCAATATCATTATTATCCTCCAACAGCATGAGAGCATTTCCTATATTAAAAATAACAGGTTCAATAGTATAAAATTAATAATAATGGCAATAAATAGAGTAATACAAAGAGTAGAAGACGAATATGGTCAACCTATATTAGATAGCGATGGTAGAGAACAATACATAACCTTAAGCGAAACCATAACTGAAGATATTCCTGAACCCACCACTTCAATTGATATTAATAGCTTAACTATAGAACAGTTAATAGAACTAAAAAAGAAATTAGACAGTTTATCTTTATAAAAGTTTGAAGTTTTGTAATTAATTGTGATATTTATAAGAAATAAACATTTAAGTTATGGAAAACAGTCAAAAATTTAGCGCAGAAGAGTTAGATCAAATTAAAAAAATACAAGAAAAGTATAGTATTTTAGGAGTAGAGTTAGTGCAATTAAAACTAACACTAAAAAGCACCAAGGATTATCTAGCAGCACTGAACAATCAAGAGGCATTAATAGAGGGTCAAATCGTAGAGACAAACACAGAAGAAAAGAATTTAGCTAAGGAGTTGGATACAAAATACGGAGCTGGATCACTAGATCTTGAATCAGGCGTATTTACACCACAGGAAAAGAAGAATAATTAGTAAAAAAGTAAGGTTTCGAGTTTCGTTGTTATATTTATATATAAACAATAAAAAATAATAATAAACAATGGCAGAAAGAATAGTTAGCCCAGGAGTATTTACGAACGAAAAAGATTTATCGTTCTTACCGGCAGGAATCGCAGCAATCGGTGCAGCAGTAGTAGGTCCAACAAGTAAAGGACCAGCTTTTGTACCAACAATCATAACCAGCTTTGATGACTTCATTGCGAAGTTTGGAGGTTTAAGTGAAGAGACATATGTACCTTACACAGTAAAAAGCTACCTTAGAAGTGCAAGCACAGTAACCATTGTAAGAGTATTACAAGCTGGTGGATACAATGCAAATTCACTACAAATCATAGCAACATCTGGAACTCCAACTATAAGTAAATTGGTTGGTGTTGTTATGCCAACTACAACAGTAGGTAGTTCAACTGGAAAGGGATTTGAAAAAACTTCATGGGCATTCGCAGCTCCTGGAAGTGCTAGTTTATCTGGATCTTATGGTATTACTTTATCAGGTTCAGGTGTAACAGCACAAGCAATTACAGCATCAGCAGTACCTACAAGTGTAAATTCATTTACAAATGTATTAGGAACTTCAGTTAAAGGTGCTAAAAAAGGACATATGTATGTTTTCTTTAGTGATTATTTAACAAGTGTTAATGCATTAACAGGTGCAACAATCTCATTTGTATCAGAATCAGCAAATGCATTAGTTAATTTATCAGGTTCAGCAGGTAATTATAGCCCAGCTTCAACACCTTATATACAATCACAAATAATAGGTGGTGAAAAACTCAACTTATTTCAATTCTACACATTAGCAGATGGTGATGACACAAACACATCATATAAAATAAGCGTAATTAATAACGTAATCCCAGGTACAGATCCAGGTTCTGATTATGGATCTTTCACTGTTGTAGTAAGAGATTATACAGATACAGATCAAAGACCAATAATATTAGAAAGCTATAACAATCTAAACTTAGATCCAGATTCAGCAAATTACATTGCTCGTAAAATTGGAGATAAAGCTTACACTGTAGATTCATCTGGTGTTGTATCAATCACTGGTGATTACAATAACGTATCAAAATACATTAGAGTATCAGTAGATTCTGCCGTATCAACTAAATCAGTAACAGCAAATGTTAAACCGTTTGGATTTGCAACACTGGTACAACCAGTATCATCAAGCTATGCATTCCCAACAGCATCTTACATAACAACCAACACAGTCATTAATAACACTTACAATAAAAAAGCTTATTATGGTTGGGATTACACAGTAGCAGATAACAGCAACTATTTGAAACCATTAGCTCAAGGAACAACTACAAACGGCTCAGCATTCAACTTGGATGAGTGTTTTGTACATCCAAGTGCATCAAAAGCAAATACCAATTCAACATTTGTTGGTGGTTCAAGCATATCAGGCTCAACTTTTACAGGATTAGACGTAACAACCTTCTTGAAATTTTCAGTGCCATTGCAAGGTGGTTTTGATGGTATGGATCCAGCTATAATTAAAAAAGTAGGTGCAGATATTACTAGTACAAACTTATTTGGTATGAATTGTAGTACAGCTGCATCAGCAGGATCAGTTGGATACATTAAAGCACTCAATGTAATAAGCAACTCAGACGAGTATGATATCAACATGATTGTAACTCCAGGTGCAACAATTGCAGATCACTCATCAATCATTAATAAAGCAATTGAAGTTGCTGAAGATAGAGGTGATACTTTTGTAGTAGCAGATCCAGTAGTATATGGTCAATCAGCAGCTGCAGCAGTAGCAGCAGTAGCAGATAGCGGAATTGATTCAAATTACGTAGCAACATACTGGCCATGGGTTAAAATAATTGACACTGATAGAAACAAACCAGTTTGGGTACCACCAAGTGTTATTGTGCCAAGAGTAATAGCTTATAACGATACAGTAGCTTACGAGTGGTATGCACCAGCTGGATTAAATCGTGGAGGTGTAAGTGAGGCAGTTGATGTACAATTAAAGTTAAATCAAGCTACACGTAACGATTTATATGAAAATAAAATCAATGCAATAGCAACTTTCCCAAGCCAAGGAGTTTGTATATGGGGTCAAAAAACATTACAAGCTAAACCATCAGCTTTAGATAGAATCAACGTAAGACGATTAATGATAACAATGAAAAAGTATATTGCATCAGCAAGTCGTTACTTGGTATTTGAAAACAACACCACAGCTACACGTCAAAGATTCTTAAATATTGTAAACCCTTATTTAGAAACAGTAAAAGCTCGTCAAGGTTTATATGCTTTCAAAGTGGTAATGGATGAAACAAACAATACACCTGATGTAATCGATAGAAACATCATGTATGGTCAAATCTACTTACAACCAGCAAAAGCAGCTGAATTTATCGTACTAGACTTTAACATTCTTCCAACGGGAGCATCATTCACAAACGCATAAATCATTTAACCTACACCTTTATATAGATCTCTTATGATTTTTTAAAGGTGTAGACTATTTATTAATAAATAACAACATGGCAAATTTAATAGAAAACAGCGAAATATTTTACACCCCCTACGAACCGAAAGTTCAAAATAGGTTCATTCTACAAATTGATGGTATTCCATCTTTCATTTGTAAAAAAGTATCTCGTCCAATGATTGAATGTGGAGAGGTGATATTGGACCACATTAACATTCAACGCAAGCTGAAAGGTAAGTGCAAATGGGGTGATATCACATTATCTCTTTATGATCCAATCGTGCCATCAGGTGCTCAAGCAGTAATGGAGTGGGTTAGAACAGCTCACGAATCAGTAACTGGTAGAGATGGATATGGTGACTTTTACAAAAAGAACTTTGATATTTTTGTACTTGGACCAGTAGGTGATAAAGTTGAAAACTGGAAAGTTTGGGGTGCTTATATCAAAACAGCAACATTTGGTGATATGGATTGGTCTGCTGAAACTCCAGTAGAAATTTCACTTACATTGGGAATCGATTATGCAGTGCTAGAATTTTAATCAAAAACAACATTGACAAAGAGGCAAAAATGAAAATATCAGAATTTAGAAAACTAATCCGTGAAGAGATTAGAAGAGTAGTAAAAGAGGCAAATGTAACAATGTCTGGAGATTATAATGACTCAGACTTTACAGGTCCTGCTAAAAAAGCCTCTTTAGCCTATTTAAAAACTCCAGAAGGTGCG